CGCAGTTGTGCTTCCGTCCACAGAGTAGTTTATGGTTGATCCATCCTCGCTAGTGAGCAACAATCGTTGGCCACCAATGAATATGTCTAACTCACTAGCGGATGATGGTGCTTGTGATAGTGCGAACGTAGCCGTGCTACCATCACCAGTGAAGGTGTTGGTGTACACAGTGTCCGCATAAGGGATGGTTTGAGTACCAGACGCATCTACCACTTCCGTGCCTGATCCATGCTCCTTAATTCCTGTACCAAGTGTTCCACGTCTGAGTTGTCCCAACGTGTTACCTGATTTTGTAAAGTATTCTATTCTTTCTTTGTCTATGAACACAACGCCTGGCATGTTTGATGCCACGTTTGGTGTTGGCAATAAACCTGCGTCTTCGACTGTGATTGTCTGTGTGCCTTCCGTCATATCCAATGTTAATTTTGTTGTGGCAGTTTTCGAGATACGTTTGTAGAAAGTCCTGTTCAACATATCTTTGAATATCCTGAATCCAGTGCTTCCCACCGCTGTCTCAAGTGCAAAGTACATCACATCTAACCTGTCGCTTGATGTGATCGTCTTGCCTGTCACTGTGACTGTGTTTCCACTCACAGTGTAGTTCTGATTTTGTGTCAACTGCTCACCGTTCAACCACACATATGTGTACCCTGCGTTGAGTGTGTCAAATCTCAATTTGAACACACCGCTTGGTCTTCCTTCTAAAACTTCTCTTCGCTGTTTCATTCCTAGTGCGTTGTTGAATGTGGTCACTGATAGAACATCCGACGCACTCAGACTGTAAGGTGAGGTTATAGCACTTGGGACTAATATTATATCTGTGCCTTCATTGTAGTACTGGTGATCTACCAGTGTTGAAATACATATGACATCTGTCGAAGTCGGAACGTGTGCTGTGACGAATTCAATGTTTTGATTTCCTATGTCCACAGTGTAGTGCGTGTTTAGATTTTTCTGCACACCATTCACGAACACCTGTACCTGGCTTGCCGCCGTTATAGTCTTGGCTGGGTCAACTGTGGAATCATCTCCCAATCCAGACGCCACACCATAAGTGTATGTGCTTCCATCACCTACATAGTAGGTGTTGTCTGGTCCACGTAGTACTCTGCCGTTCACTTCTACAGTTGTCAATCCTGAGAAAGGTCCTATTGCACCTGGTGGATATGTTAGAGTGTATCTGTTTGTGGAGCCTATGTAAGTTATTGCTTGGTTCCTAACACTAGCATAACTTCTAGTTGATGTCGTTGATTTGTTGAATCCTGCTATCTGTATGTATGAACTAGCCGCCGGAGCAGTGTTGAACACCACTGTTATTGTGTTTGCCCTGGTTGTTGTTGTGTATGCTGTTGTTGGGACACCGTCGATGGTTACGTATATGTCTGACGATGTTGAATCTAAATTGAATTCACCCCTTGTTGATGTCAAGAAAGTTGTTGTGCTATCATCTCCTGTGAAAGTGTCAAGTACCCTATAGTTCTCACCTGATATCGCAAACACTCTAGTCGATATTACGCTATGATTCGCTGGGGCGGAAGTGAATGTGATAGTCTTATCTCCAACATTGATTGAATAGTTGGTTGTCAATTTTTGTACCGCACCATCAACAGATACAGTGACTGATCCCAATGAACCAGGATAATCTCCTATGCTGAATGTTGTTGTGCTACCGTTACCTATGTGATTCATTTCACTTATGAATGGCACACCTGATTCCGGTGATGTGTAAACTTTGATGTCTAAGGTGTCAAATATTTGTCCTGGAACCGTTTCCTCTGGTGCATAACTCGTATCGGGTGTAACAAATCCATCACCTTCTAGTACGATGTCACTAGGTGCGTGTCCCAACGCTGACGTGAACAGTCCACCTTTCACTATCGAATCCAACGTCCTGTCATCTGTTGGTGTTAGCACACCGTCATCATCGAAAGGTATGAATTCCACCAATGCGTCAACGTCTGCTGTCTCACTGATAGTGAACGCTACTGTTGAACCGTCTCCTCTGATCACATCATTCAACTTCCTTCTTGTGCTGTCGTCTGCCGTGATGTAAACCTGATAGACCTCACTACTGGCAGGAGCAATGTCAAATGTGTATGTTGTTGATGATCCGTCTGCCCTGAATGCTTTGACTCTCGAATCACCGTAGTTGTCCCAAGGGAAATCATACCAACCCGCTTTGTCCCAACCCGCTTCTTGGGTGAATAACAATCCTGTGACCATCGTTCCGCCGTAGTCAACACCTGTCATCACTTGATCCAGCTCATTGCCTGGCATTCCGGACCCTGGTGTATAGAATCCTTTTATTCTGTCAGCGGCATTAAGAGCTCTTTCGTCTCCTGTGTACTTGTACAGACTGTTGACATTGTCATCAAAATCTGATGTCGATGTGTGCCTGTTTGTTGCTTTGTACAGTTCGTTTTTGTATCTTATAAGAGCACCATATTCGTAAGTTGTATTGGCCGCCCAATCTACCACACTAGATGTACTCGCAATCCTATCAAATTTGATAGTTGTATCAAAGTCCCTGACAAGGTCATTGTTTAGGTTAGCGTATGCTTTGGCCGTGTCTGTTGGTGTGGTACCGTCCGTCTTACCGCCCGTTAGCACCACGGTAGGCGTTGTTGTGTAATTGGCACCAATTCCGGTGACATTAATTTTTGTAACCACGCCACCCTGTATGATCGCTGTGGCAGTCGCCGCCGTTGTGCTTGGAGTCACATACATCTTGTATAAAGTTGATTTCGATGATTGTGCTTCAGTGACAGACGCTGTTGGACCATAGAATGTTCCATCGTAACCGTCAAACGTGTAAGTCTTGGTAGTTCCAGAACCACCATTCTGTGAATCGTGTATCTCCGCCTGCTCCTCGCTTGTGAACAATGGGAAGTAGTAACCAAAACTTCCGCTTGTGGCACCCGATGAACTTGTCGCCTGTAATTGGAAAGGTCCTGTTGATCCTGTGGTCCCGCCCAATATAGACACCGTCGGAGCGACCTCGTATCCAGAACCACCAGATGTTACCGTGATTGACTGTACATATTTTTTGTGATAGTCGTTCCACATCTGCCATGGATACTCTGTCAACTTGTCAGTGTCGCTGTCGACGTTGAGTGATCTGATCTTGCCTGTGCTGGCATCATAGAATGTCGGACTGTCGAAGTCCGTGTAGATTCCGTCCTGTGTTTCTAACTTGTCATATCCAAGTTTGTATTCTCGTAATTTAGTGTGGAACGGTTTTACCTCGTTTATGTAATCCTCTATCCAACTATCTGTTCCTGTTGTGTATGATTTCCGCTGGTCCAATTCCCTCACTGAATTTTTAACATTTATGAATGAGGTCTTGAACATCCAATCAACATAGGTCTGTTCAGATAACACTTTACGCAAACCTGTAAAGAACAATGTGTTATATTCTACCGCTAGTTCATTGATGAATAGGTCGTCTCTGAGTGCTGTCAAGATCTTCCTTGTCTCTATGCTTGGTTCTTGATCAAAGAAGTTGTCATCGAAGTTGTCTTGTCCCGCGAATCCTGTGGCATCCTGCGAGTAGTCATACAGTTTGGTTGATAGTCTTATTGTGCCGTTCTCTGTTCCCACGTTTTCCCATCCAGATGCTGTCCTCATGAACAGTTTCCAACCACCTGTGTCCGCGGCGGTAACTTTCACGTGTTTGCCTATCTGTAGTTCAAGTGTGTCTAATTCATATTGGTACGTGACTTGTTTGTCTATTTTTGTGTTCTCGTCATGGATCATATCACCATCCACTTTGTACCAGTCGGTGTAACTCCAGTACGCTGAGGTGTTGTAGGTCTGTACTTTGGTCCTTGACCACTCCGTGCCATCCCATTGGTATATCGTCCAGAAGTTGTTGGCAGTCTCGTCTGCCTTGACCAGATAGTTCACTATACCTGATAGATCCGCTGTGTTGATGTAAGTCAATTCCGCATAGGTGTCCACTGATGCGTCCCATTCCAGACTCTGTGCTGTTGGTTCTGGATCTTTTGAATTGAGGTTATCTAAATTGATTGTTCCCGACAGTTGATTTTTCTTCAACACTGTGTTGGCGTAATCAATTATTTCTTGCAAGGCAGAATATCTATGAACGTACCAACTTTGCCTAGGCCTTACACTGTTTCCATAACGTTCATTCACAGGCAGTTTGAAATCAGGCACTAGATCGCCTGACTCATTCTTACCTATCAGTGAATCCCACCATCTTGTTTCTATCACCGTGCTCGGCTTGTTTTCCTTGTCACCTTCTCTGACCAATGTCCATACACTGTGTGATTTGGCATCAAAAGTGTTGTTTCTGATGTCAACGTTCAATACTATGTCATCGTTGCATAAATCACTGTGATTGTTTATTAAAAGGCTGTTAGTTCCAGTAATCGCATAATATTTGAAATCAAAAGTTTTTGGATTAGCGATAACGTTGGCTACGAACCCGACCGTGTTCTTTCTTGTAACTACACTGTTGGCAGGCAATGTAGTTTTGCCTTTGACCCAATAGTAGTAGTAATTAATAAATCTGTCTAGTCTTGAATCATATTTCTGCACGACCGAGTATTGAGAATCGTCACCGTACAATGCTGTTCCTGAAACTGCTTCACCTGTGCCTTCTGATCTTAGATTCCATTCACTTGGCAACAATCTAGATTCCACCCACTCATATACATCTATACTGGATCCAGGAAAAGTCTCTCCCCAATTATTAGTCTTATACTCTTGATTGCCTTGCTCATACCATAACCATTTCACCGTTGACAGATCCCACCATACTTCACCTATGTGATTTTCTGCCCACGCAGTTTTGAAGTTGGTCGACTGTCCAACATTATATGAAGCAGGATCCCAAGGAGTTTTGATGTTGATCTCCCTGTCTGCTAATCCTAATATTCTGCCCTTGACCGGATCATAAAGATCGTAATGGTCATTTATTTGTTTTGTCTTGATGTTGAACTGAAACACTTGTCCAAGTTTATCTACATCTACCAACGCTGTCTCTGTTGTGACGTTTTTCCAAGCGTAGTGTCCCTTCTCAGTAAGGTCATAGCAAGTCATTGTGCCATCGTTCGACACTCTTGTGCTTCCGTCTGATGTAACATTACCGTCGTCGTCTGGAGCACCAATAAACACAGAATTGTCTATGATACATACACCTCTTCCGAAATCATCATTTGCGGAGATGTTGTCTGCCATTAATCTATCGTCCAACACAAACTTGGTGTTATACATAGTGGCCGTAAACGCACCACCCGATCCAGTGTTGGAGTCTACTATCACTGTGTCCTGCAGGTCAAATGTAGTCTCGCCGCTGTCAAATTTCATTTCCCTAGAACTTGCGAAGTTCTCAGCACCAATTACTAATCTGTTTCCAGTTTGATTGATTGACAGTGTTGACCCAAATTTCATGTTCGCGTAAGTGCTTGGCACTGTGATGGTTTGCTGAAGTGTGTAAGTGTTAGTGGAACCGTCAACGTTCCATTTGTAATAATAAACTGCACCCGAATCGGCATGGTCACTATTGTCCACGCCAGGTGCTCCAATGATCAACGTTGATCCGTCCTTGCTCATGGCAATGGACTCTCCAAACGCAGTGTTTGCCGTTGAACCGTCTGATGTTACGCCCGTCAGTGTTTGCGAGAGTGTGAATGTACTTGCTGAACTTCCGTCTGCACCTGATCTTACAAATATTTCTACCTTGCCGGCGTTGCCTGGTGCCAATGAACTTACTGCAAGTATGTCTCCATTGTCGTTGGCCTGTATCCTGTGTCCAAATCTCTGTCCTGACCCTCCTGCCGGTGCTTCTAATGTGTAATCTTTTGTCCAAGTGTCGTACGTGGAACCGTCAGCACCTATACCCCAAGTGTAAACATAGACTCTGCCCTTGTCACTGCTGTGCCCTGGTGCCGACACAAACAGATATTTTTGTGCTGTGCTTCTAACCGAACTAGACCCCGGCTCTGATATTTTATGTGCCCATCCAAAGTTCTGCGAAGCGGCATCCACATGTGGAGTGATTGTGTTCAATATACCATATTTGAAGGTTGTTGGATCCCATAGGTAAATTTTGATCAATCCCGAATCTGTGAATCTTGTGCTTCCGTCTGATCCTAGTGCATTTGTGTAAGGTGCTCCTGCCACAACAAAGTTCTCATCGGTACTCATCGACAATGACTCACCTAGCCTGCTGGTGTTATCGTCGTTGTCTGTCATCGTCGCACTCGCTTGTGTCAATAGAGATGCGCCTGCGTCAGCAGATGTTCTGAATAAGAAATGGACTTCTCCCTGTCCTTTGCCAGGAGCAGATGCGACGACTGTACGCCCATCGTTACGAGCAACTATCCTGTGTCCAAACTCCTGTGACGCTGTCGCATCATCAGGAGAAAGTTGTAAAGTGGTCGTGTATGGATCTTGTTTCTCATACACACGCCATAGTCCAGAAGCGTCGGCGTCAGCAAATACATGATCACCGTTGACATCTTGTGCCACCTGTTTGTCATCATAATCGTTGAACGGTAAAAGATCGTTCACGTTGTCCATGGACGACAATCTGACAGAAACAAATTTGTAAACATTCCCGTAACTATCTGCCGTAGAACCATCTTCCAGTGCTGGTATGAATCCAACATTACCTGAGTAATCTATTACTACTGTTTTATGATCCGGTGTCGACTGGACCTGATACACTCCGTTGAGCGTTGATTCCTCACTGTTCGCAATGGCAAACAAATCTGCCGTGGAAGTTGTTGTGCCCGCTGATAGACCATGAGATCCTGTGAACGTTATCTCCAATTGTGTGGCATCATTGATCAACAACAACGTGGCAATCTTCACGCCAGCGTTTGTGATCCTGAAAACGTCCCAATCTAAATTACTCTTGTTGGCAACCCAAATCAGATCTTTGTGCTGTACACCGTTTATGTCAAGATTGAACAAATCGTTAATGTTGTAGGCCGTGTGTTGCACATGGTCTAGTTGAGGATAACCTGCTGTCTTGAATTTTTGTACAACGTCTCTGTCAACTCCCTGCTTGGTGTAATCGTATCTTGAAAAAGTGGTCGATGCTGTGTATTCAACTGGTTTGTAATAAAGATCATCCTGCACTACTCTGAGAGATCTAGAGTAGTCCGCGGTGTCGTTGGTTGTGTTGACGAGTTCTATGCTCTGTGGATCTGCTGTTACTTCGTTGTCCCTTAGGTATAATTGAATATTTTCTGTGGAGTCAGTGTTACCAAAATTTCCTGTACGTATCATCCATTCGGGATACAGATCCAAAGTTATATCTTCGCCTTCGTACTTGGCTTTGAGTAATTTGTCTACAGCATTCTGGGTGCCCTTCTCTCTGATGTAACCTTGATAGAATTTATATTGCGACACATCATTGACGAAAAGATTTTCTAGGTAGTCCCTGCTTTGGTATCCTATCAATCTCTGTGCCAACTGCTGTTGTGATTCATCGAAGTTGTTTGTTTCAAGATTGTAGAAATCGTTGAACTGTGATATCTTGTAATCGAAGTTTGGAATCAGTTGTGGTGCTGGTTTGTTGTCCTTGAGAGTCCACTTACTATTATCAAAAGTATTCCCTGAATTGTGATTACTTTTTGATACATAAAATTTGCCTTGGTATTCAACACTGTCGCCAATGCTGTAATCTGTGTTTGCCAACCAATATTTCACTTGTGCTGAGTCGAACATGAATCCCGGAGCGTAGTAGTCTCCGTTCCAATTTGCTGTTTTCCAGCCAACCAGTTTCAATCTTTGCTGTCTAAATCCTGTAAACGGATCATATATCACATCACTGAATACAGTTTGATTATCAAAAATCAAAATGTGTTCTTTCTGAACTGTGTTCAAGGCAACATTGTAAAGTCCTACGGTGTCAGATTTGATGCCCAGTTCAAACGTTTTTCCAATACGTTTGGTTGAGAGCTCTTTGACCTCTATTTTCCTACCACCCGAATCCAATAAAGAATAGTCTCCTGCGAGATTACGTAATTTGCCAACAATGCTGTTGTTGGTATCCAACTCGAATCCATCAGCGGCAGGTGATACTGTGATAGCCGAACCTGGTGCCCATTCCTGTGTGGTCCAGAACAGGAACTCCCTGACTGCGTTTGCCCAATTCAACGTCTCTTTCAGTTCATTAGAAAATTTGTTAAACTTGAATCCTTGTGACTCTAACCAGTGTCCGTATCCAAACAAGAAGTCGGCAACGTCTTGTATCGTGTCAAACACATAACCATAAGGTATAGTCTGTGTTGCTTCTTGGTGAAGTTTGTATTGTTCCACACTGACCGATCCCTCAACTGAAACCTTGTTTGCTGTTGTAGTTTTCACAGGATAGTTGAAGTTGAAATATGGTTTGATGGTGCTGTAACCTAAAACTTTATATCCGCCCAATACTGTGGATCCATCTTCGCTTATGTTCGTGTTCTTCTCGATCAACACTCCAGAATAGTAAAAACTTTCAACGGGATTTGATGTTCTGAATAATATCTTGTAGTTTTCGTCTGGAATAAACTTAGATCCAGATGTAGATCCTGGCGACACACTGTCTGTCAGTACCTTGATGTTGTCTTTGTCCGTGAATCCACCTAACTTGTACGCCAACTGAACCCTCAACGCTTTCATCTTATCATGATAGAAAGTTTTAACATTCAAATTCCTCGAAATTAGATAGTTTACAATTATAGGCTGATAACCCGCAGTCTGATACCTCGTCGTTAGCCCAGTGTCTTCATCTGTAAGCGTCTCAATATGATATTTAGAAGAGGCAAGTGTCTGTCTCACTCCTGTATCAGCGTAAATTTGGTTGCCGGCAGTGTTTGTCGATAACCTAGACGGATCAAACATATTAGAGAAGAACCTGGCAGGTCTTGTTAGTGCCAATGTTTTGATAACCGCAAAAGGATAAGCACTAGATCTCCTCCATGCTGTCTCCGCCGGTGCCTGATCACCAAACTTCCATGCGTTCTGCCTTCCAGGTATATCAAAGTTATCAACAAGACCGGCCGCCAATGGATCCAATAAGTTTCCAGAAGCATCAACCGGTAGGTAGGACTTGATCGAAGGCTTTCCGTATCTCCCTGGCTCGGCCTCTAATGCTTCCCATAGGACGTCATTTCCAGAAGTGTAAGGTGCCGCACCGTATGTGTCTTCCCAGTCGCTTGGTTTCTCTGAATGTCCGAACATCTCCCAAGGTCTTGTGTGAGGTGAATCAGTGTCATAGAAATATTTGTATATTGCCCTCCAATGGCCCGGAAGTTTGGCACCATTCAACCTATCTGTTGATCTCGAGTAATTGTACGTGAAAGGCGAACCATCACTGAATACTGTGTTGTTGATGTACTGCACGTTGTTCCTGCCTGCCCAATTATAGAAGTCAGGACCCATTACGTCGTCGATCTCCGCAGTGCTGTAATCTGTTGATGTGAACGCACTAGGTACCACATCATTGATATCTAGCAATGATGAATCAAAAACTGTCTTCAAGTTGTTATAGATTCTTTTCTCAAGTTCCAAGATCAAATCATCACGTTCGTCGCCATACGCTTTTATTATACTACCATCGTGCTTCCTGATCACTGCTGTGTCAGTAATGTAAGTGGTGTCTGTGAACGCTTCTGGCTTGAACTTAGGATACATTCCAAGTTTAGTAGGCGATGGTGGCATGTAACTGCCTGTAGTGTCAGCGTAATCCTTGATTACAATCTTGTCACCTTCTGCCAGTGTCTTACTAATGCTGACACTGTCGTCTGTGGTGCTGAATGTGTAGTCTGTGCCTAACAACAACTGCGTACCATTCAAGTAAACATACACAGCACGGTTGCTTGGCGTGGTTATGTCGTGTTGTGAATCCAATGCGTAGTCTGTCTGCGATGATCCCAATACAGTGTAGTTCCTTGTGGACACATTTTCTCCGTATCCTATCATGTCTTCGTAGTAGAATGGGAAGGTGCTTGTCCTACCCGGAGTTATTGCCGTGATAATCTCATCAACCCTGTCGGCCGCTACACCCTCGTATGCTGTTCTCGTGGCATGGGTCAAGAAAGCGTTGTACCATTTCTCGTACTCCCGGTTGACGTAGTCAACCGCTGTCACAAAGTTTGCCTCTTGATCAATCAAGTGGAATATAGCAGGTAGCAATGGTCCTTCATGCTGATGTATGCTACCGCCTTTGAGTCTGGCAACTGGCTTGTCTCTGAGGTTTGAGACTCCAGGGATCGCACCTGTGACATCTTGATTCTTATCAAAGATATCTCTGACGTGGCCTAATATTTGTCCATAAGTGAAAGTACCCAACTGCTGGTTAAGACTGTTTGTCGAAAGGTTTTCAGGTACTTCGTATATTCCTTTACCATTGACTTTTCCAGCACTGCTGTATCCTGCGATCCTTATTTGATCGTTTACTTCCAATGCTTCGTTGAATTTCACGTACTTGTTTTTTGTTCCATCCACGAGAGTGTAGTCGGTTGTTTGCGTTTTCCTTGTTCCGTTCACGGAAACCGAAACTTCAAGGTCAGACAAGTCAGCAGAATCTTTATAGAAGTCTATTGGGAAAAATTGTTTTTCGGTTTTATTTACTATGAATGTCCTGATTACTCTCTGTTTGCTTTCGTTAGTCCTTTTGATCCAAGCACTACGAGAATTGTGTGTTGATCTTCCCGTCGTATAGTGCAGATGTCCTTCCGCTAATTTTTTTGTTACCGTGGTCTTTCCGTCCTTGTATGTGAATGTGCCTGATGTATGATCTGATTCGAAAACTATATCACCAACATTATTGATTGTATTGTACTTGACCTTGATTCCTAAAACTGTATCTGTGGTAGCCGAGTCTGAAGTTGCGAATGCGAAAACTTTGGCACCAGCAAACGTGCTTGTAGGATAAGTGGTCGTGTCGTCAAAGGAAACGTGATCGTTGTCCCACATTCCGAATAGAGGTTGTTGGTTCACACCCGTTTTCTGTTGTGCGGCCTTGAATGTCTCAGATGTGCTGTCGTAGTAATATGTGTTTCCTTGATTCGCAGTACCAAATTCAATGAATATAGAATCGTTGTCGCTAGGGGCGGCATCGGAGGCTTCTGTCAGGGCAATCACCTGTGTGCTATCGCCGGCAGTTACAAAACTTACATCATATATCTTGTTTTTTACTAACGGATCTGTGTCATTTGAAAACACAACCCTCATTCCGTCTGCCAGTGCCACACCATCTATGATGTAACCGGTCTGCCTGACCACATCACTGAAAGCATCTGTGGTCACTGTGTCAAAAAGTGTTACAGATTTTTTGGCAACTGTTCCATGATTGTAAAGAGCCAATCCAGAATCAAATTCTATGATAGGCCTCTTTGCCCTGTCGTCCTCGTTGAGCTCTGGTGTGTAGCCACCGATCCTTGCTGTCTCTTCTATGATTGATCTGTGGAACCATCTGTTGTACCTCGACCAAGCGTTTTGGTCTATCGAATCCCTCTTTATGGTTATGTAATCCTTGGTTTCAGGACTGTAGTATGCTTTGGCATAAGGCCTTGAATCGTACCCAACTTGGTCATAAAGTATAGTTGACTCTGTGGCGTAACTGCCTGGGGTTATCAGGTCTTCAACGTCAGTAAGAGTGATTGCGTCACCAACACCTTCCACATAGTATTCTTTGTCTTTATAATTGGATATGACCAACGCATTTGTGAATTTGATTTTCATCCCATTGGAAAGGTCAAGCGTCCTAAGGCTATAATTCTTAGCACCCACTATGTCATTCTCGACATTGATCATTGTGGTGCTTGTGGCATCTTTGATCTGTATTATTCCATACATGGCATCGTGGTTACCGCACTGATAGTAAAGCGTTGCTGGCACACCCGTCGTGGGTACAGTGAATGTCACAGTGCCTTCATCAGCACCGTTGTTGGTTACGCCTGTGTCAAAAATTGTTGACGTTGATCCATCCGCTGAGACTTTGCTCTTGTACGGTTCTGTCATTATCCAGAAAGGATGCCCCTTGGCATCTACATCAAACTTGTATGTGTTTCCTTTGTATAGTGTAAGGATTGGATTGTTCTCATTCTCCCTGTGAACAAATTCATATGCCGCCTGGGCATTGTTGATAACCTTGTACTCGATCACTGCTGATGGACCGACTGAGTCGATCTCTATGGCACCGGGACCTTCTGGTATCCAGTAGTACTCCCTGTAGTTGACCAACTTGTCGTAGTCTATGGCAGGGTTCCAACTGTAAACGGTCTCCTTGTTTAGCCTGTCGTGGTTGTTTGTCTTACCGCCAAAGTATTTGATCTGATTTACGTAGTCGTCGTAGGTACCAGTGAACTTGATCTGGTCTTCGGGGTTGACCGATGTCGTGTCCCTGTCTGTGTAGGTCACAGCAGGTTCTAACTGATATGCAAACCTGTCCCTGCTTGTGGCAGTGAGATATCTGTCATTCACATCTCTGGTGTAGGCGTCTTGCCTTCCTATGAAACCATCTAATCTCTCAAGTGATCCTTTCTGTACGAGTGGATCTAAAGTGCTGGCAAGGAATCTCTGGTTGGCATCAGTCCTGTAAAACGCTGGCAAATGCTGAACAGTACGCCTGAATTCGTTCGTGCCTTGTTTCACGACTTCGTTATTTGTGAGTGGATTTGTGGGATTGTCTGCCATTAGTATCCTGCCCCACTACTGCCGGAACTTGATCCCGATCCTGATGTAGTAGAGCCTGACACTGCTGATCCTGTCGTGGTGTTGGTCGTGGCAGTTGAAGTTGATGTGACCACAGTGCCGGAGGCCGCCAATTGGTTGGCTCCCAGTGCTGTTATGATTGACACATCATCAACGGTGGCCCCACTGATGAAAATCTCGTCCGCCGCTGAATCTATCTGGAACAGAGACCCAAAACTCTGACCCGATTGGTTTGGCACGATGACAGCAGTCAGTAAGTCTGGTGCTAGTTCATTGTGAATGTAAGCGGCTAATTCTGTAAAGTAAAAACTGTCTCCGAAATCCCAGTTGTCTAATGCGAAGAATTCATTTATTGCGGCGATTACTCTGGTCTTGATGACAGCGTCTGATACGTTTGTCTTTGGATTCTTGACCACTTTGAAAGTTGCCTGTAGTTGTTCGTCTGCGTTAGATCCAAATAGAATCTTGTATTTCACAGGATGGTAAATGATCTGATCTGACAATGATTTCAACGGATTGAGTGTGCCTGAGTAATTGATCCTTAATTGGTCAGACGTGGAAGTTGTAGGTTTTGTTCCTCCGTCCTGTAGCCAAATCCTGAAAAGATTATCGTATGTCCTTTCTAAAAGATAGACATCCACTATGTTTGACACACTCGGATCTATCCTTGTATCCTGTCCTGCGTGATGTTTGTACTGGAAGTTAATTGAACCTCTACCTTTCCTTGCTATGTAATCCGTTGTTGTTGTCAAAGTGTTTGTTGTAGAACTGTATTTCTTGATTACGCCTTCAGCACTGTCATAGAAATAAAACAACTGATTATCTGAGTAGGTGGCAGTATTGAGATTGATATCTGTTTCGTTCTGCGTCACAACAAAATTGGTTGCCGCATATGGTCTGAATCTTTCGATGCTGTCATAAGAAGTGTACTTCTCAAAGAACACAAATTTTGTTGATTCAGACAGTGTTGGTTCGACGTATATGTCAAACAGTTCGGGATTGTCTACCACACCGTCATCGTCGTCATCGTGGAATCCAACTTTGACTTTCCTGTTATCTTGGAAACCATCAGACTCTGTGATCACATCAGTCACCTGCCATGTTATCGGATAACCGATGCTGTTTCCTGTAGACACAATACTATTTGTTTTTAGAATCTTGACCACATCCTTGACGCTTTTGCCTGTTGTGTAATCATAGATTTTTTCTTGTGAGTCAAAATGGAATTTGTTTTGTCCCTCTGATTCAAAAATGTAATCTAGTTTTCTGTACTGTACTGTGTAAGTGTTTCCGTCGTTTGTAAACTTGAACCACCAACTTGCGTCACTGTTGGTGCCAGCAGTTGATCCCGCCGAAGCAAGATTGAACACTGAACTGGTACTGATATTTGTTGAAGTTATTACTTTCCAAGTTTCTGTGTCGACATCATATCTTAATCCAAAATCTTCGTATGCCTCTATCCTGTCAATAAGATCTGCTTCTAGTGTTGTAGAGAATGACGTCGTCAAATTAGGTATAATTGCGTTTACAACAGCACCATTTGGCACTATGTTCGCTAATGTCACGGGACCAACGCCAGATTCTAAGTTACCGGTACCGCTGTTTGCTCCATCTAAAACTACCGCACCTATCTTGGCCCATAGTCTATCTTCTGCTTCGTCTGTGCCTGAAGTCACTAATGTTCCGTTCTTGAATTCTCTGGTGTCTGGAGATGTGAATTTCACAAGTGCTCCTGGTTTTGCGTACTTCAGATTTGAGGTAGCGTAATCACCTAATACAAGTGCTCCGCCTGATGTGAAGTAACCAGTATTGGTATTTGTTGAAGTTGTTGTGGAATTCCAAGTTGCTGAAAGTGTGCTAACATCTTTTGTTCCATATTTCAAATAGTAGAACTGTCTAGAATATGGTTCTTTGATTTTTGTCTCTACGGACTTGTCTATGGTAGACTGTATGTCACTTCTGTTGTTGAAAGTGAATGTGAACTGCTGTGTTGATTCTTCCCTATAGAGCATTCCGTCTTCCGCAAAGACATTGACATTTGAATATGCACCCGTGGGATCAACAATTTCTTTTGCTCTTGATATCCCAGATGCTGATCTGTTAACAGATCTAACTTTGACTATTTCCTGCGACGCAGATAACGGAACCACTTGGTAGTCCTCCGCCGTGATCATTCTGTTCTGAGAATAGTAAACTTGTGCCGCTTTCTCTTTGATCGAATCATTTGTTTCAGTGGCCGCCGCGTTGTAGACGCTTGACTTGAGGCTCACTGTCATTGCCAGTGATTGTTGTGCTCCATTGGCATCGGTGTAAGGAACCGTCAATTGTATTCCCTGCATGTCTGCTGATTGTATCGCATACTTGGTGTTGTCACTTGTCCTATAATAGACCCTGAAGTTTCCTAAAGGTAGGTTGGAGAAGTTGCCATCACCAAACACAAGATCAATGGCATCATTGTTTTTCGTCACAACATTATAAATGTTTCTTTCGTTTTTTGCCAAAGAATTGTAAATTGCGTTGTTACCTGTGAGCGAAGGAACTTTTGTCCAATTCTCAGACAACTGTCCGAACTGGTCTAATTTGTATAGCCAAACGTCTGTGTCGTTGATGTTCGGTGTGTCAAGACTCTTGATAAAATTAGTGACACTGGTATCTACTGTGAAATCTTGATGCTCGATCGAACCTTGTTTGAACAAGAAGAAAAATCCCGTGTTGTTAGAACTGTCTCCTGCTCCATCTGTCCTATATGTGTACGTCAGGCCTGTGCCAGGCACTGGTGATGACTCGTATATTGATTCCGACTCACTTATTGTGCTAGGTACTATCTCGAAGTTTCGAGAAACACCTCCTACCGATTTCTGGAAGTTGAAAATTGGTAGGTCCAATTGATTTGAACTGAGTGTGTATACGTCTGTGTCTATGCCACCTATCTTGTCAGACTCCCTTGGATTGCCGAACAGTTGTCCTGTCTGGTTTGCCGCATTCAGTATGGCAGTGAATTGCTCTCTGTAGTTTGCGTTGGCGGAATCATTCCAGATGATCGTGCTGTTTGCTAGATTAGTGCCTGTGCTGTCACTGACATCCTGTGTGGTTGATATTGAATCAACTTTTAATAATCCTGTGCCGGGTCTGTTTCTCTTAGCATTGTAATTGATTAATCTTGCTAATCGTAAGACTGAATTTCTTCTCTCTGCTGTTTCAAGGAAGTTCTCCCTGGCGTTAAGGTCAACCCTGAAAGAAAGTGCTTGTGCTATGTAGGCTATGAGATCTATGAGTGCTACGTACTCAGAACTCTCCACGAAATCATTGAAATCATCCGGATAGTTCTCACGTAGGTAGGCCACCATTGTTCTACGTAGCGTCTCAAAGTCGTAGGATTTGAAATCTGCCTGTTGGAAAGCCTGGTAGATCTTCCTCCAATCTTCCGCTACTAATAATCTATTCTGTCTATCTGTTGTGGCCATACTGTTTGTATGGATATTTATATATTAAATTAAGTGCGTATATTAAGATAGGCGTAACAATGAATTCTCATCGAAGTTGAACCGTAGTTTCTCCGTGATATTCAATGGTACGTATGTGATAGTCGCCTGTATGGCAATGCCCTTGTCCGCTTCGCTTACCAAGATATCCTGTGTGCTGATACGTGGATCTGCATTAAGATTGGCAGTGATATCCTCGACAATGGCATCCTTCAACGCTTCCGTGAATGGTTCGAACAAGGCATCGTATATTATAGTGCCGAAATCGGGGTTCTCAACACGCTCCCCCTTACGCACACTCAACCTGTTGATGAGGTCCTGCTTGGCAACCTCGAAGTCATACAGTTTGAAATTACGTTTGTCTGCACGTGAACTGAAACCCTTGAAGGTAACTGACTTGTTTGATAAATCTCCTGCTCCTGAATCTCCGTATGCCATATGCTTATTTACTCTCTAAAAAAATTTGAATTTACCGAAGAAGTTCTTGATCCCTTGGGCACCAGGTAGTTTTCCTATCTTGGACGCTATGTTTCCGCCAACGTTCTGAAGGAATGTCTGTTTGCCCATTGCGGCATCTCTGGCGTTGAATAATCCTTTCGCCGTCGCAAACTTCTTAACGGAGTCCATGGCAAGAATCTTGCCTCCAACCACAGTGGTGTAGTTCTGCGTTATGCTATTGAGCGTGCCTATGGTTCCTATCACATCACCTGATTTCAAACTGCCTTTCAATCCGTCTATGGTGTTGAGTGTCTTGTTAGCCACGTCAAGTGCCCCAATGGCCGTCTTGTTGGTATCCTTTGCGAGTGAGAACAACTCACCTGCTTGGTTGACGAACACGTTGTCCTTGAACAATTCAGTGCTCTTGCCTGAGAAAACATCCACTACCTGAGACGTGAGGGTGTTGGTCAGATCTTTGATGTCTGAGTTGAACTCTATGCCCTTGATCTTCTCTGTGATGCTGTCCTTGATATCAAATGGTAGATTGATCTTTTCTGTGATACCGTATATCTCATTGTACTTCAATCCAAATTCGGTCAGCAACTCTTTGGCCTTTGCCGCGTTGGTGCTGTTGCCTATTTTCTGTTTCACATATTGTAATGCGTCCGCTTGGTACTGTGCGTCTCTGATTGTGCTGTTGGCGTCTAACCTGTTCTGCTGATTTATGAATTCTGCCGTGCCGGGTGTGTTTGCGTTCCTGCTCCACTGTTTCTTGTCATCGGCGTCGATGGGTATCACACCATCACCACTAATCACACTTGCTCTAAACATGGGTTCGTGCGTGACCAATCTGTGAACTGTGGTCTTGGTCTTCCTTGTGAATTCCTGCAATGGTTTCAGGCCTTTCTGTGCCAGTTCCACATCTCCCTCTTCTCTGAGATTCATACCAACCTTATCCGCGTTCAACCATTGTGGTCCCCACTTGGCTATGCCCTGCTCACCGTCGTCTCCTACACCTTCCATTGGGAGGTTCAAATCAATCCTACCTCCCTGTACGTGGAACTGTCCCAGTGCTCCATGCAGTTGAGCACCTGGAGTGTATGAACTGATAGAATTCAAAGCGTAGTTCTGTATGCCACCCGCCGGAGAACTTTGAAGAACAGCCTTGTCTCCAACAGTCACAACTGCGTCAGCACTCTGTATCATCTCCTTGGCAGAACTCATCCTAATCTGTCCGTTGGCGTGCATGTTTATATTCAAATCTGAATGAAGATTGAAATCTCCCTCCGTACGTAAGTTTATACCACCAACACCAGAGTAGACGTCTATCCTTCCATTTGCCTGCATCTCAATGTAGGCGTTTCCTGAAGCGTTCGCTATATACACAATTCCTTGGGTGTCGTGCATCAGTAACTGATGTCCGGATGCTGTCCTCAATCTTGTCAATTGGTTGTTGCCATTTGTGTCTCCGTCGTCCATCACAAATGTGTGTCCCGACTTTCTTGTCACAAAATCTTTTTTGTTAGTATCTTTTGTTCCCACAGATTGTTGTGTGGTTGTCCTGTCTATGGGGCCTGGTGTACTGATTCCAAAAACACTGCTAGGCGTCTCCCTCCTCGCCGAACTGGTTGTTGTCCCCCTTATGGTGTCCTCCGACAGACCCTGTTTCTGTAATACCTCTGCCAGCGGGTGTATTGGCTTGTTGAGGCTGTCATAGTTGGTTGCTGTTACACCTGGTATGCTCCTGTTGATTTCTCCCGACGGAACTACTTTTGTTCCATAGGTGTCCATCTTGTCCACATCTGAACTGAATTGTCCTGCTGGACCACCACTGCTTTTGTCCCAGGTCTTCTCGCTGGATGCTATTCCCGGAACCATGTGGTTTATCAAGGGTTCCAGCACACAACCTATCCAGAACGCTTGGTCCATTTTACCTTCTGCGAATATCACAAGGACTCTCGTGCCTATGTCCGGTGGTACCGCCCAGAAACCATAACTGTGTTGGCTGTGTTCGTACTTGGTCGATCCTGGAAGATTATACCTCACATCCTTCGCACCATAGAACGGCGAAAGATACTCCCAGGTTA